TATCGTGAGGCAACGGTTCAATAACTGGAGGGATGAACATGGTCACAACCGTTTCCTTTGAAGAACTGGGGCTCCGTATTCGGGTCTTTCGGGCTAAGGGAGTGGTCTATTTGGAGGAGTTGTCAAGGGGCATACCGAAGATACTCGGAGCATTAACACGCGAGGAAGACGGACACTTGGAGTATATGTCCTTTGTGGAGCGTCTTCCCCGTTGTCCTCTTCCTTGTTTCTATGTCGCTTGCACGATGATATGATTTGGGTGGTGTGATTATGTCATCGTTCCTCATTGTGACGCGGACAGGGCATTTTCTACCTTGTGAAGGGGAGGTTCTGGACTACTATAACCCTCGCAAGGATAGGGGCATCTTGAAGGTATGCCCACATTGTAAGCATTATCGGCTATATCGGGGCAATATGGCCGATCTTGGCGATATCCGGATCACACTCTGTACTTGTGGAGGGCCTATGTAGCAAGTATCGTGATTGTAGGGGCAAATCCTCTTGTATTAGGAGTAGAGTCTATGGCAGTAAGTACCACGAGACTTGTTGAAGTGGATCGATTGGTGTTTGCGGATAATGTGCGAACACCTGCTTGTATGCAATTGGCCAAGATGGTTGAGAGCATTAAGCGACATGGCTACTGGCCGGATCGACCCCTGCTTGTGTCGCAAAAAGGTGATGGAACGGAAGCTACCTATCTTGTTCTCCGAGGTAATCGCCGGGGGTCGGCTTTGTTATGGCTCCGGGAACATGAACCCGATAACTATGCCAGTCTTATCAAGGAAGGCAAGATCCCTGCCCTCGTTTTGCGGGGATTGACGCGGGAGGAAGAAGTAGACTGGCGTATTGATCACACGCCGGATGCTGATCGCGTACCGCTGGACGAATGGAGTACCTTCTTGGCGATTAAGCAACTTGTGTCAATTGGAATCGACACGCAGGAAGGGATTGCTCGAAAACTCGGATTGGTCAAGAGTAAAGGGAAGGATGCCGGCAAACCGAATCGGCAATACGTCCAGCCCCGCGTTAATCTGGCCCGTCTGCCGGGCTACGTGCAGGAAGAGTTTGCCAAACTCCTAACGATCGACAAGTCCGCGACCAACGTTAGGATTGCGGATATCGCTACACTGTACAAGGTGTACAGTGAAGAATTCCTGGAGTATCCGGAGGGCAATGGCCCCGCGTTCCATTCGGCTTGGGAAAAGGCCATGGCCCCTAAGGATTCCAAGGCCAAGGCGGGCCCGGATGGAATTGAAACCGAACCACAAGCTAAGGAACTGAGCCCCGCTGAAGGAGTTAGACGGGCTCAGGCTGCCCAAAGCAAGGGATTGCGGATGGCTCTTTTATCGGCCACCCGACAGTCCCCGAAGGATATGAGCGAGATCGACGCGCATATCCTTGCGGGCGAAGTAGCTTGTGAGCTACTCTCCCTACTTAAGAGATTCATGGGGGAGGAGGCTTGGACGGCTTTGCTTGCAGAAGCAAGGACTTGGGAAAAGAATCTGAAGGAAGGAACCGATATTCCCGTGCAACCTGAGGAATTTACCGTTTCGGCATGATGTCGGAATCAGCATGTTGCGGCATGACGCCGCAACATGCCACTTTGTTACCCAATTGTAGGGCCTTTTTTGAAAATCATCGGTTTAGCGGAGTGTTGTGATATCATGATGATATCACTTTTTCCTTGGATTCAGGATTCCACAATCATGCCCCATCCGATTCAGGATTCCACAATCACGCCTCCTGATTCTCTGATTCCTGATTCTTTTCTCTGATTCTCTGATTCTCTGATTCCTGATTCCTGATTCTCTGATTCCTGATTCAGGATTCCTGATTCAGGATTCCCTCCTCTGATTCTCTGATTCTGATTCCTGATTCAGGATTCCTGATTCAGGATTCCTGATTCAGGATTCCCTTCTCTGATTCTCTGATTCAGGATTCCTGATTCAGGATTCCTGATTCAGGATTCCTGATTCAGGATTCCCTTCTCTGATTCTCTGATTCAGGATTCCTGATTCAGGATTCCCTTCTCCGATTCCTGATTCAGGATTCCTGATTCCTGATTCAGGATTCCTGATTCCTGATTCCTGATTCCTGGTCCAGGATTCCTGACCCAGGATTCCTGACCCAGGATTCCCTTCTCTGATTCCTGATTCCTGATTCTCTGATTCCTGATTCTCTTCTCAGATTCCTGATTCCTGATTCCTGATTCTCTGATTCCTGATTCTCTTCCTTGATTCCTGATTCTCTTCTTTAATCCTAATTCCTGATTCCGGATTTTCGAATCCGGGAGGGTTTTTCTATTCGATGCAAGATACCTATGCCCCGATCAAGTGGGGCCGCAGGTTCATGTAACATCGATTCAAGATTCAAGATTCAAAATCTTTAAAATCTTTAACTCATTTTATGCTGAAACTGAGACAATTTTGTTAAAAAATCTCCATCACTGGGACTCTCTATTATAGGAACATCCTTAAATTTTAACACAATTTTAGCAAAAAACGAGTTAATAAATTGGGAATCTTTGAATCAGATTGGGAGCGTATTGACCCCGATTCACCGAATCGTTGTCAGGGCATCACGAAACATGGACAATGCCCCTTTAAAAAATTACCCGGATCAAATTTTTGTCAACTTCATGGTGGAAATGCCCTTATTCAAAATAAGGAAAAAGAAGAATTGAGGAATTATAGATTAAGTAAATTTAGAAAACAAATTATGGAATTGGGTAATTCTGAAGAAATTATTTCTTTACGAGATGAAATTGGTATTTTAAGATTATTGATTCAAGAAAAGATTGAACATTGTGCCGACACTTCAGACCTTATTTTAGTTTCAGGACCACTTTCTGATTTAATCATGAAGGTAGAAAAATTAGTAACTTCGTGTAATCGTCTTGAATTTAAATTAGGCCAATTATTAGATAGAAGTAAAGTTGTGACATTTGCTCAAGCCATTGTTACCATTTTAGGAAAGTACATAGATGATGAGACGACTCTTGAAAAGATTTCGAGCGAAATCTCCGAAGCCCTTAGAAGAGAATAAAAAAGAAATGAATACAGGAAAATCGATTGAAAAATCGAAAACTTTTTGGTTCAATCTTTTAGTCATTGCAGCCGCTATTTTTGCTGCGGTCCAAGGAACTGATGTCATCCAAGCCAATCCGACATTAGTTGGAATCTTCGGCGCTGTTGTAGGTGGTCTCAATATTCTTCTCCGAATCTTTACCAAAGAACCAGTTAAATGAGAAAACATTTTCCGATTCTTTCAACACTGCTCCTATTAATTATTTTCTTTATTCCTTTAAAACCGAAATTAGATTTGAAAATTCCAAAATCTTATTCTCCAGGTTCTTTGATTGAGTTAGATGCATCTGGTTCAAGAGGCAGACTCTCTTGGGTCATTATTCCAGAAACTGAATACAAGTTAATAGATCATGGTAAGAGGGTTCTTTTTTCTTCTCCTCAATCTATCAATTATATAATCATTCTTTCCGGAGCTAAGGGAGGGAGGATTATTTCCAAAATCTATTATTTGAATCCAGTTTCCAATATTCAAAATTCCAATTCCAATAATCAAATTTCTTTTCCATCACTTCCTTCTCCTATTAATCCTGCTACTCTTTTAGCTCTTTCCGAATCTTTCAATAATATTGCCACATTAGCCGAGAATAATACCTTTCAAACTTTAGATGAATTTTTTAATGCCTCAATCTTCTCGAATAATGCCGCTATCCCTGAACAAGAAAAAGAAGCCTGGAAGGAATTCTTTAAGAATTTACAGGATTATATTCAAAAACTCAATTTAAAAACTGTTAGAGAACATATTCCAGTTTGGAGGAAAATTTCTCAAGTTTTAAAGAATCGAAATACTCCTGAGCCATGTCCAAACAATACTTGTCCAAAATAATTTTAATTTTCTTTCTTCTATTAAATCCTTGGGTTCAAGCTTCCGAGATTTCATTAATCTATCCGTATTTTAATCTGGTTCAACCATTCAATCCACATTACCAAAGTGGACCTGATTGTACTTCCCAGGCTTTTGGTCTCGGTTTGGATTGTAGATATGCTATTCAGTTCACCCTGAATCCTGGAAAATATAAGTGGCATGGTAAAGCAGCCACTGAGTATCTTCATATTGGTGGTAGAAATATTATATCTCAACGAAACTCAGGCGGTAATAGTACTAATGATATTGTAACATTCATTAAAAAATATGGTTTCCTTTTTCGACAAAAATATACAATTTCAGGAGAACAAATTTTAGATTTATCTAAATACGATTATTCTAATTGCCAAAAGTTGATTCCTTTAATGCCACAATTATATTCAATTTCCCGAAATAATCATGTTAAAATGTATAAAATTGAATCTTGGGAACAAGCAATCCAAGCCTTAAATAATTTGGAACCGATTGTTATTGGTAGTAAGGTAGGTTTTGATCCATCCAAGAATCAAGATACCCTTTTACGCGATAGCGATGGTTTTGCTACGCCAAAAGGCACTTGGTATCACGCATGGCTCTTAATTGGTATTGATAATCGTAATCCTAGACCTGGTGGATGCTTAATGTCTTCGAGTGGTCGAAACTGGGTTCAAGGACCAAAACGATTGAATCAACCCGATGGTTCTATTTGGGTGGATAAGGTAATTTTACTTAAAATGTTGTTTGATTACAATGATGCATTTGCAATTTCCGAAATTACAATCAAACAATCTCTCTTTTAATTTAAGAGGAACATTAAATGGCCGTAAAGAAATGGATGGCTGGGGCCGTAAAGCGGCCTGGAGCGTTAACACGTAAAGCCAAAGCAGCTAAAATGAGTCTTAATCAATATTGTTCGGGTCAACATTATCAAGGTCTCTCAACCTTATCAAAGCAACAGTGTAATTTTTATAAAAGGACGCAACAAGTTCGAAAAGGTAAATAATGAATTGGAATAATATTCTCTTAATTTCATTGGCAGTTTCTTCTATTTCTATTACTATTACCAAATCTTCCCTATTTAATAAGATTCGACCAAAATGGAAATTATTTAATTGTCCGTATTGTCTATCACATTGGATCTCATTTCTCTTCATTCTATTATTAAAAGATTCTGGATTCTTGAATTTTATTATTCTCTCTTTTTCTACTATTACATTGGCTAATATTTTTTCAATCCCACTTATGTATTTCTTAAATTATGTAGATTCTTCCAATTCCTCTAAACACTCTACAAAAATTGGATTTTAACATGATTCGATTTATGATTCCTAGAACTGCACATTGCAGTGAAGGATGTTGATTTGGCCCACATTTTAACGGATGCTTTTGCAGATACATTGTGCACTGGCCTTCAACGAAGAGCCATTACAAAATGTTCCAAATGGGTCATGACTTATCGAAAAATCAAAGGTCTACCTTTTACTTTCGATAACTACCCTTGGACATTAGACATGCACAACTCTGAAGCTCCGTTAAATGTGGGCCAAAAAAGTGCTCAAATGGGATTCACAGAAACTACGCTCAATATTGTTCTCTATACGATTGATATTTTGAATCGTGATGTTCTTTATATTTTACCGAGTAAAGTTCCGGATGCCTGTGAATTTAGTGCAGCCCGTTTTGACCCTGCACTTGAAGAATCTTCCCATCTTATCAATCTCTTTTCCTCTGTTAGAAATGTAGGACATAAAAGATCCGGATCAACAAATTTTTATATTCGCGGCTCCAATAGTCGTTCAGGCTTAAAATCTATTCCAGTTGCCTTAATTGTTTTCGATGAACTTGATGAAATGAATCAGGAAAATATATCATTAGCTGAAGAACGAGTTTCTGGACAAATTGATCCACGAATTTGGAAAATTTCTACACCAACAATTCCAAATTTTGGAATTAATCAAGCATATCTTCAATCTACTCAGGAACATTTCTTTTTTCCCTGTCCTCATTGTCAAAAACATATTGAATTAATTTGGCCCGATTCCATTAAAATTATTGGGGAACATGAACATGATCCAAGGATTCAAGAATCTCACCTCATTTGTTCTGAATGTAAAAAACCACTTCCTAATGAAAAAGTCTATCTCAGAAGTGGAAAATGGATTCCTCAAAATCCTGAATCCAGAATTCGTGGTTTCTATATCAATCAACTTTATTCATTTTTAAGGAAACCATTTGATGTTGTCCAACTATTCTTTCGTTCTCAGATAGATCAACATGCGGAACAAGAATTTTTTAATTCTAAATTAGGTTTGCCGCATGTTGTTGAAGGGGCTCAAATTAAGGATCATGAAATTACTGCTGTTCTAGGGACCCGAAAAAAGAGTGATCCTTTTGATACTGGAATCATTACACTAGGAATTGACCAAGGTAAATGGCTTCACTATGAAGTGGATAAATGGCATTTCGATAAATTGACCAATGATTGCAATATGAATGCTATTTGTGAAGTTCTTGATGAGGGAAAATGTTTAGAATTTTCTGAACTTGATACAATTATGAGAAAATATCAAGTTACTTATTGTGTTATTGATGCACAACCTGATCGACGAAAAGCCTTTGAGTTTGCGGTCAAATACTCTGGCCACGTTTCACTCTGTTTTTATGCTCGCGGGCAACATGGACGTTCGATTTCTGTTGATTCTAATGAGGATCAGCATAAAATTACTGTCGATCGCACCTCTTGGCTTGATACAGCCCTTCATCGATTTCATACCAAGCGCATCATTCTTCCTCAAGATGTATCACACGAATATCAAAATCACATTAAGAGTTTGATTCGTTATTATAAAAAGGATGAACAAGGTAATCCAACAGGTCATTATGTGAGTGATGGTCCTGACCATTTTGGACATGCTCGTTGTTACGCAGAAATTGCACTGCCATTTGCGGCATCTTTCACTACTGGACATAATATCCGAGTTTTCTTATGAACATTACTGAATCGGTACATCCTGAATATCTTTCTCAGTTAATGGAGTGGCAAAAATATCGCCTTATTATGTCGAGTGGTGATGATTTCTTGAGGCAATATGTACGAAAATTTAGTGTCCGTGAAGATGATACTGATTTTGCAAATCGAGTAGCTGTTACACCAGTTCCGGCATTCGCTTATGCCGCTATTCTTGACATACAAAATGCTATTTTTCAACGTCTCACTGATATCATTCGATACGGTGGAAGTACACAGTACCATGCTATCATTACCGGACAACATGGAGGAGTTGATTTATTAGGCTCAACAATGAATTATTATATTGGAAATGAAATTCTCCCTGAACTTCTTTTCATGGGTAAAGTTGGAATTTATATTGATATGCCAGAATTTAATCAAAATACAACATTATACGATACTCAAACTTATCATCCTTATTGTTATACCTTTAAAACGGAACAAATTCGAAATTGGCGTCTGGCACGTTATGGTGAGATTATGGAATTTGATATGCTTCTATTAGAGGAACGAATTCTTACTTATGACTCCCTTTATGCGCTCCCAGAAAAAGATCAAATTCGTTATCGTCTCTTAATCAGAGATCCAGAATCTAATACAATTTGGGTACGATTTTATAATCAAAAGGGGGAACAAGTAGATCAAAATGGACAACCAACTCAAAATCCTATACAATTAAATATTACACGAATTCCATTTATTCTTCTTGAATTACGTAATTCTCTATTAAAAAATATTGCCAACCATCAAATTGCTTTAACGAATCTTGAGTCCAGCGATATTGGATATGCATTAAAATCAAATTTTCCATTTTATATTGAGCAAGAAACAAAAACACGTTCCCCACACCTTAAAACTTTTGAAAATGAAGAAGGAAAAGAACAGGAGATTGAAGTAGGTGGGATGGTAGGGCGGACTTATCCACCTGGTGCTAATCCACCTATGTTTATTAATCCTCCATCTGAACCTTTAACAGCTTCAATGGAGAAACAAAAACAATTGAAAGATGATATTAGAGTCTTGGTTAATTTATCTTTATCAACAACTCAATCACGATATGCCAGTGCTGAATCTAAGAGTATGGATGAACGCGGACTTGAAAGTGGACTTAGTTTTATTGGCCTTCTCTTAGAACATAGTGAGCGTCTCTTTGCATCCCTCTATGCTGAATATGAAGGGTCAAGCAATGTTGCTCAAATTCAATATCCAGAACGATATGCCTTGAAGAGTGATTTAGAACGTCTCAATGAGGCTAAAAATTATTTGGAAATTATTAATCAGATTCCATCACGCACGGCTAAAATAGAATTATCAAAAATTATAGCTTCCAAAATTTTAGATACTAAGATTGCTCAAGAGACCTTAAATCAAATACTCCATGAGATCGATACTTCTCCATATGTTAGCTCCGATCCTGAAAAAATACATGCTGATCTTGAACACGGTTTGGTTTCCAATGAGACAGCCTCACAGGCAAGTGGATATTTAGAAGGTGAAGTTAAAAAGGCTGAAATAGATCATGCAAAACGTATCAAAAGAATACAAGATGCTCAATCTCCAGGTTCAAGAGGCGTAGATGATTTAGAAATCAATGCGCAAGCAGCTAAAGAGGAGAAAACAGAATCTCAAAATTCTGATATTCAAGAAGATAGTAAAAAGGCTGTTCGAGGCAAGGAATAAGGAAAATTAGGACTCTTTTAAGAAAAGGAAAATAAAATGACAATTGCAGAATATCCTGTAATGGTATGGGATGGTCGATCAGAAAATCGTGATCCAGAAGTTGCAATTCAAGCATCACCAGATTGGCGAGATTGGGAACGAATGGTAGCTGAAATTGCAGCCGTTCAAAAGAGTAATATAGGATATGATCCTCTTGTGGCTCGAAGTTACGGTACAAAGGGTAGTGCGTCAGGTATTAGTGTTTTAGAAAGAGGAAATGCGGCTCTCCATATGACTATTATTACATTAACCGATGTTTTAGTTACAACTACTGATGGCACTACGCCTGCCACTGATGGAGCTTGGGGAACATTACCTTTGTACGTTTTTCCTAAAGGACATCTCTTAATTCATGCCGCACATCAAGATTATCCAATTGGTAAATTGATTGCTGTAACTGGTGGTGGCGGCGGCTTATCAACTACAGCAGATTTTGAATTAGGAATTGGATCCACTGCTAGAGCTAATGCTGCTAACTTTGCACTTCAAACCAATGAAGAAAATATTTGCGCCGGTGTGGATGTTGATTTGGTTTCTAAGGCATCTAATGCTGAGGAAGCCTCGGCTGCAACAGCCTCTCTATTTTTAGATGGTTCAGGTACTGCAATTACAGCACGTCTTAACATGGTTACATTAGATGATGCTGACCACGGTACTTCTGCAGATCAACTCAAAGTTAGTGGAACGATCACATTAATTTGGACCGTCTTTGGACAAGATAATATTTAAGGATTCGGATTATGGCATATGCGTCAATAGATTATGCTGAATCATACTTTGCTAGTCGACTTTACGTCGATTCATGGCATCAATCTACCTATACGGATAAATTAAAAGCGCTTGAAGAAGCAACACTCCGAATTGATCGTCTACGTTTCTACGGTGCTAAAACCAATCCTACTCAAATTCTTGAATTTCCAAGAAATGACGAAACTGAAATTCCTGATTCTATACTCAAAGCTACTTGTGAATTAGCTTTTTCACTATTGGATGGTGTCAATCCTGAAATGGAGTTCGAAAATTTGAGTATTCTAGGACGCAGTTATAGTAGTGTCCGAGCACAACAATCAGGAATTTTACCGCAAGATCATATTGCGGCCGGTATTCCTAATAAATTAGCATGGAACTTTTTAGTTCCTTTTCTAACCTCTGCAACACAAATTCGTTTACACCGTGTCTAACGGGTGAGGGAAAAATGAATGTTCCTCAATACCTAGCTTATGGCGAGGGTGATACTAAAACATTTACTCAAGATGAAGTTAATACATTCATTGCGGAAGAAAAGAGAAAATGGCAAGGTAAAGAAACTAAGTGGCAACAGGAACAAAAGGATTTGGTAACGCAACTTGAAGCATTACGAAAAAATGAAACCCTTACCAAAGACGAACGGGATCAACTCCAATCGCGTATTGAGACCCTCCAAGCTCAGTATATGACTACGGAGGAGCGGGCTCGGCAGGCTGCTGAGGCAACCCAAAAAAGGTATGATGAGGAGAGGAAACAATTAACGCAAGAACGTGATATTTGGAGACAGAAACATCAAGATTTGACAATCACAACTGCTATTGCATCGGCTGCAATGGAGCATGAAGCGATCTCGTTTGAGCAAATCCATGCACTTTTAAGTTCGAGAGCAAAATTAGTTGAAACATTGAATGAAGATGGTAAGCCAACTGGTCAATATGTTCCACACGTAATTTTAAATGTTACTGATTCTAAGGGTAAGCCAGTTGCTCTTGATTTGAATATTACTGATGCTGTAAAACACATGAAAGAATTACCCCAATATGCAAATTTGTTTAAAACAACAGCAAAAAGTGGAATTGGCGGCACGGGTAGTGCAACCTCTGGCAAAGTTGATCTTGCTAAGATTGCTAGAGAAAATCCTGCTGAATACCGACGCTTGCGAAAAGAGCGACCGGAACTCTTCGCAAATTTATAATTCGGGTTATCCCGGGTTCGTGAATCTTTAATCTAGGAGATACTTATGTATTTTATCGCTTACGGTAATGATTTTGGAACAGACCAGCGAGCTTGGGTTCCTGAAATTTGGGCTCAAGAGACTCTCGCTATTCTCGAACGAAATATGGTTATGGCAAATTTGGTTCATCGTGATTTTGAAAACGAAGTTGCTGAACATGGTGATGTTGTTAATACACGAAAGCCTGGTCAATTTGAGGCAGAACGTAAGGGTAAAAATGATGATGTCACAATTCAAGATGCAACAGCCGAAAAGGTACCAGTCAAGTTAGATCAACATATCCATACATCTTTTAAGATTCAAGATAGTGAAGCAAGTAAGAGTTTTGAAGATTTAGTTCAAGTATATTTAGCACCGGCTGCCTTATCAATTGCTACACAGGTTGATTCAATAATTTTAGGCCAGGTCTATCAATTCTTAGCAAATCAAGCTGGGCAACTTGGAAAGTTTTCGGCTACTAGCGATCAAGCCAAGTATGATATTTTAGCGGCTCGGAAAGTTTTAAATGATAATTTGGCACCAATGGCTGATCGAAATTTGATTTTGACATCGAAGGCTGAGACTGAAGCTTTGAAGATGGAATTATTTACATCAGCCGAGAAAGTTGGTGATGAAGGTACAGCTTTACGTGAAGCATCTCTTGGCCGTCGATTAGGTTTTAACATTTATATGTGTCAAGGTGCTCCGAGTACCATAAATGCGGCTTACACAGTTGGTACCGATCATGTGTCTAGCGGTGCTGCAGGATCGACAACTGTAGTTCTCGATGGTGGTTCAGGTTCAAGTTACGCTATTGGACAATATATCACTTTTGATACTGTTAATGATTTAGCTCCATATCGTATTACTAATATTGCTACCGATACTTTAACAATTAATAGGCCACTTCGATATACTTTGGATGGAAGTACCGATGTGAACCGATATACTATGGGTGCTGTGGATTTGGCAGGCCATACTGGCACTACAACTTATCCTGCAGGTTACGATAAGTGGATTAAGGTTGATGGTGCTGGAGTTCCACAAACTGGACAATTAGTGTCCTTTAACGATTCATCGCCAAATGTAAATCGAGCTGGTGAATATTGTATGATTCGTGTTAAGACTGTTGGCGGTGGAACTTACATTATGTTAGATCGTCCTTTGGATGTAGCACTTGAAGATAATGATACAGTTGGTTATGGTCCAAATGGAGATTATAATTTTGCATTCACCAAGAATGCTCTTGCATTAGTGACTCGTCCTTTGGCTCCACCGAAGGAGGGTACAGGTGCAATCAGTTCTACAGTCGATTTCAATGGTCTTACCATAAGGGTTACCATCACCTATGATGGTCGTGGACAAGGCCAATTAGTAACGTTAGATTTACTTTGTGGTGTCAAGGTTCTTGATACTGATTTAGGTTGTGTTTTATTAGGATAAAAATTCGCTTCAAATCCAGGCATGGATGCCTGGATTTGAAGATTTGGAGTCACCATAATGTTAAAAGAAATTTTGGAATCACTTAAAGAATTAAGAAGTGAAGTTCAAGAAATTTTTATAATTTTACGTGGTGATCCTACAGATTTAAATAAGCCAGGTTTTCATTTGAGATTAGATCGACTGGAATCAAAAACCAAGACACAAAATAAATTATTGTGGGTGATCGGAGCAACCTTAATAACGACAGTCGTTTCTAAAATTCTATGAATCAATTAAATTTTATTCAACGAGTTATTTATATATTAAAGAGACAATACGGTTTTCCTTTAATCTTTTGTCGTCTTGTCGAGGAACACTTAGATTTTGATACAGGAAAAAAGATTCCAACAACTATAGCCTTTCAAATTAATAAAGTTATAATTTTGCCAGATTCTTTAACTAAGAAGTTTGATTATGATTTATCTTTCATTGCAGCAAATCGGAATTTTACCTATGGCGGTTTTTATGACACAGCAACTCGACATTTAATTATTGATAAAAGAGATTTACATGATTATGAAATCAGAACTGATGATTATTTCATTTATCAAGGTGAACGATGGCAAGTTGCACTTGTTGACGATTTTGAAATTGCTTTAGTTTTAACTGTTCGTTTAATTAAAGGTAGCCCGTTACAAGCTATATATCCTACTCATCTTGATTCTATTCTTACTTTAACGCAAACAGTTGTAGGAGTTAAATAATGCAACTTGTTCCATTAAAAGTTAAAATTGGATTAAAAAATGAAAATGGTCATACGGTTCATGCCTTTCCTTCATTTAATGATATTGCTCCAAATTTGAGAGATAATTTAGATTGGTCATATTTTATAGATCAATTTGGTGGTTGGCATTATGATAAAATTATTGGACACATGGAACAGGATGCTGAAAGTCCAACTGGAATTTGGTTGGGCATGATTTTAGTGCCAAATTCTTTTGCCCAAGAAGCAATTAAATTATTTCCTGAATCGTGTCAAATATTAACTGAATTAGAGGCCGAAAAATTCTATAATGAACGAGCCCATATTCGAGAACCTGAAGTTTTCGAAGATGCAGAAGTATTACAAGCTATCGTCGCTAAGCAAAGATTAGGAATTCCTCAAAATCAAGATGATATTAATGCTTTAAATCCTGACCATCCACAAATCGGACGACGCCGTAATCCTAATAAAACGTGGAATCAATATAAAATTAATAGGGTAATCACAATTGAAAAGAATCAATGATTCGTATTTATATTACAATACCGAATGGCGATGGATGGATACATAAATTGGCTCATTTTGCTATTTGTAAAATATTATCCGATCGACGTTATATTTTAAGACATGATTGTCCAACACATCAACCATATACTCAAAATTTACATAAATGTATGTGGGATTTTATAAAAGGTGGGGAAGATTTTTGGTTATCCTTTGATGCTGATAATCCTCCAATCAATAATCCTCTCAACTTAATTGAATATAATTGTGATTTAATTGGATTACCCACTCCAGTTTGGTATAATGCTATTTCAGGGGATCGACCTTATTATTTTAATGCTCTTGATAAATATGAGGATGGATATAGACCACATGAAGTCATGGACGGATTGCAAGAGGTTGATGCTATTGGATCAGGATGTTTTATTGTAGCTCGCCGCGTCATTGAGGCTCTTAAATACGACCAACCTTTTGCAAGAATATGGAATAAAGAAGGTCTAATTGAACTTGGAGGAGATTATTCATTTTGTAGGAAAGTTAAAATGGCAGGTTTTAAAATTTGGGCCCATTATGGATACCCATGTTATCATTTCAATGAAATAAATCTTTTAGAAGTAATTTCGACTTTTAATGGGATAAAATAATGGCAACAACTGCTACACCTTGGTGTGGGGCTATCGATGATAAATTATATCTTCAAAGTGGACAATTTACATCTACATTAAAAACAAGTCAATATATAGGTGGTATTGATTCAAATATTACTGGTATAACTTATGATGGTAATAATACACCTTGGACTGGAGA